TTGTTTGAGTTTGAAGTGAATGAAGATACGTTTTAATTAATGACATAAATCACGCTACATCTGCCATTGCCATATAACAATTCTCACTCGCATACTTAACAACTCCATCAACATCTTTCAGTCCAACAAATAACACCACACCATTGAAACATTTAACATCAACAACCTCATACTGATTGTTGTTATCATCAGCAACTTTACATCCTTTGATATACTCTAGGATTGATTTTGCTTTGATGTTGTCATCTTGGATCATAGTGGAATTGTCTCTCATACTATAAAGGACTTTTAGAGGTTACTAACATTAATACCCTCAACGTTTGTAGAGAAAACTACCAAACCTATCTACAATCTCAGGGTTTTCTAATAACTGCTCAATCCAAAATCTAATACCTTTGGCAGGTGCTTTATACGATGCTGGTTTATAACATGCACCATCATTCTTATCAACAAACATAAAACAACTGCGTGTGCTTTCTCTATTACCATTGGCAATACGATAGTTCCATACTTTGATATATTTTCTTCCTACTTCATATTCAAATTGTGTATATGAACTTCTACTATTTTCAACAGCAAGAACTTTGTACTCATTATTAAGTACCTCAATTAGACACTCAGTCTGATATTCTGCTTTGGTTTGTGTGATTGTCATTGGATTGGTCATGCTTATACTATAGGGGACATTTAGAGGTTACTAACAATCTATTCACTGATTGTCATCAGAATATGTTAGTCCAACGTAAATGTTGCTCCTGAGTGATACGATGCTCTTCTAACATACCATCACATATAGTCACAAATACATGAAATTTTTGATACTTATTCAAGGTGTCTCCTTGTGTGTCTGCTGTATCTTTGATGATTTTTAATAGTTGTGTTTTAGTCATGATGTTAATGAATTGATGAAAATTACAACTAATGCACCTAATGCTGTGTAGTAAAAGAATTTAAGTGGAATAAACATTGTTATCAACCCCCATAGTATTCTTCTGCCATTGGTGTATCAGTGTAAGTGTAGTCAATAGTGGGAACCATAACCTGATCACCAAACATTTCTTTGAAGAGATCAATATCTTGGTTTTTGTAAGTATCATTTACTACCCACATTTCTTGCTCAACCCATGCTAACTCTGCTTTCAATTTGCTTTGCTTCAGTCTCAAATCATACAGTTTTTCATTCCTTTGTGTGATAGTCATTTTTGGAGTTGTGTTCATACTATAAGGGACATTTAGAGGTTACTAACAATATCTCTTACTATTGTGGTTTAATAGTATAAACAACCACACGTTCAGTAGGATACTGTTCTCCTACAATTTGCTTGATTAAACGACGCTCAGCAGTGTCAGTCTCAATAGAAAAATTGTGCCTAACTCCCCTGTAATCATGCCAGGTTCCTGTTACATCAAAGAATTGTGCCATAATAAAAAAATAGATTAGTTTGAATAACCATGATTGAAGTTAGCATAAGCAAACTCAAACCTGTTCACTAGTTTGTAACTACCCCAGACATTTGACATCACAAAACCTTCACCAAACCTGCTGTAATCTCCATTGGGTAGATATGATTCAGGTGCATCATTGATGATGAAACTATCCATTAGTTCTTCCTTCATTTCAATCACCAACTGATAAAGATTGGCAAGGTAAGGACATCCAAGGATTGCAGTTAGCACATCATCAGTCAATTGCTGACCAGACTTGATCAGTTTGTTGATATTTTGTTTTGCAATCTCTGCCTCTTTCTTAGTCAGGAATTGCATCTTAGATGTATCAATTTTGAGAGCATCTACATCACAATGTACTTTATCAACAATAGGTTGCACCCACTTGATGATAGCAGTGTCAGTGAATAACTCAGTCAATGGTTCACAAACTGCATTACACATTTCACCATCAACATATACTTGAGTGTGTGGTGCAATCACAAGTTTTTGCATAACTTTCTGAGGGAAGGTATATGTAAGGGTGTTTTGTGTCATCACATCAGTGCGACCAAACCCCAACCAATCACCCCAATAGATGTTATCAGTCCTAGGCAGATACTTAAGACAATATGAGAGAACATCTACAACCTCTATCTGATGACCAAAGTGTGTGAATATGTCATCTGTTGTATAACAAAGGCGAATCTTCTTCTTGTTAAATGCTGCTTTGGTACAAACAAAAAACTTACCATTGTCAGGATTAGTGCCCCAAACTAATGACATACCATCCATCTTCATGCTCACATGTGCAGGATTGTAAAGTGAATCAATCACTGCCAAATCACCACACAAAATGGTATCTTCTGGATGTTCAATGTGAGTTTTAGTCATTTGCTTGCTTGTCATACTATAGGGGACTTTTAGAGGTAACTAACTTTAATAGCAATTAAAAAACATGTGATCAGCATTAAGAACTGGATGTACTTCTCCAGTCCATGCTATATTAAACCCCTTGTAATCATCATCCCCCACACATACAGTTGCAGTCTGGTCTAAGTAACGCTCAGGCAACTCATTTAAGATTGCTTTCAGTTCTCTGTAGGTAGCACGATTCCAATCATTTTTTGGCAAATAGTGGTTCCACATTTCAGACTAACTCCTGCTGATACTGCACCAATTGCTCCTCTACAACCTCATCCACTGCCTCTTGAATGACCTGATAGATGTAATCAATGTTGCCTACATCATCAAAGATACGTGCAACCAGTGCAGGATCTTCTACGTTGTTACCATAATCAGTGTTGCCATCTTCATCCTTTAAGTGACAATCATTCTTGGTATAAATCCATGCGGCACACTCTGCATCTTCTCCCTGTTCTTTGATCATACTTGATACTCTGTCTTGAAGTTGCTTGAGAGTGTAGTTCATAATTTGAATGAGAGAGTGTTAGTTAGTGAGTTGAGTAAGTGTTACTCAGGTCTAAGTTTTACAGTATAAATCTCAAAGTTTGGATGCAATTCTTTGCATCTTGCATATGCTTCGTCAGCAGTTTCTATCATGTAAGAAAGCACATCGTTCATCTGTTTTTTAGTGTCGTAACCGTAGCAATTCCAGACAGGCATATGATTTAGTGAATGAATGAGTTAGTATCAGTTACCGAAGAACTGATCATGACAATCAGCAACGAAATCGATCAGTTCATCAGTACAATCAAGACCGAAACGATCACATACAAAATCAACACACATGTCGAGGGGAGGCATCATCTCCAGCATGTAGTTTGCAAGGTCTGAAGCAATCTCTTCTTTGAGACGGTTCATATCACTTTGCATGGCATAGGTGCAAGGGTCGGTGTAGGTTTGGTTTTGAGTGGTTTTGTTCATACCTCTACAATACACGGTTTTGAGGTCTGTGCCCATTTTGTGTGCCACTTTGACCAACTGTCCACTCGCGGCTGACCTGAGTATCATTTAGTGGCACTACAGTTAGTGTTACTTAGTAATCTATCTTACCGTTGAGATATCCTTCCACATCAAACTTCTTATCATCTTCATACTCTTCTTTGTATTCAATTACATCATAAATCTCACCGGGCATGTCATTAATCTCAGAGAAAATGTCAGTGTCGAAAGTGTCGTAATCCATTTTAAAAAAGTGTTAGTGAGTGTGAGTTGAGTAAGTGTTACTTATGAATTCATATCAGTCCAAGTTTCTTCACCATAGCAATCGATAATCTCTTCTTTTAAATCTTCCATATCATAATCTTTGATATTCTGCTCAATACTTTCAACAGCAAATGTAATCAAAGTGTTCATATCCATTCCCTCCACAATCATCTCCGCATAAGCATTTTTGAGTGTATCGAGTTTGTTAGTAGTGATCATTTGAAAAAAAAGTGTTAGTTAGTGAGTGAATGAGTAAGTGTTACTTAGTCTATAAGTTCTTTCATCATGTTATTAACCTCGATTCCGTCTATCTTAACATCGTCCCACTTACATCCGTCTGGTGTTTCTTTACTTCCAGCATCGTGGATGATACTTACCATGTGTCCATAAGTTCCACCCTCTCTTGCAATGTCACATGCTAGTTCATACAAACCACAATCATTTCCGATCCAGAGAGCAACATTCCAGGTCTCCCAATTTGTCCAACCGTTGTAACCTTGCATTTGGTGAATTCCTGATGACTTAACTACAATACACGATTTTGAGGTCTGTGCCGGAACCTTGTGACACTTTGCCGACTGGGAGGCAGCCGACCGGTTTGTGTTACTTAGTGGGGAAATTCTTACAGACACTATCACATAAGACACGAACTAGTTCTTCATACTTATCAGACGATGCTGGAAAGTTTTCACAAAAGAATTCATCACAAATAGCATCGATATCTTCCATTAACTGTTCTCTGCTCATTAACATGTCGAGTGTGTTGTTTTCCATGCTGTTAGTATGGCATAAAAAAAGAGGTCTTGCGACCCCTAGTAGACAGTTCAGAAACTGTCATCATACTCATTGACTTCTCGTTTAAACTTCGCTACCTTCTTTTTAGATGAACGTTTAACGTTTTTCACGTTATAACCGAAGTCTTCAAACTCATCGATGAATTGTTGCTTTGGATTGTCAGATTGATTAGATC